CATCACGAATATTGCCTTCAATGTTTTTGTCTTGGCCCGCGATTACAGCAAGGTTCAAAAGAAGGCTGAAGGAAAAGATGTCGATGACACAAAACCCGATTTTGTCTTGAACCTATGCAAGCAGAGAAACGGATCTTGGGAAGGGTTCATCAAGCTTTGGAGAGACAACGCCAGTCTGAATTTCTGCACGTCGTGGACGCGTGTTCCAGTGAGGCCATGGCTGGATTTAACAAAGTCCGAGCCGGCGCCGGAACCCTACTTTTAGGAGGTTTTATGTCTGAGAGTGCATGGCAGATGCTGATGATCATTTTGGCGCCGGTGGTGTTCATCAATCTGGTGCTGTTTGGGCTACTCGTGAGGGCGGCGCTTCAGATCAGTAAGGAAACCAAATTAACCGATCGGTTAAAAAGGAGTTAAAGCATGGACGTTTTTGGATATTTTTGCGTGTACGTGCTCGGATGCTGTGTGATCGGTTGCTATTTGGCAGGGAACGAAATGAACTTTGATGTCCTTAATTTCTTCGCTCTGGTAGGTCTATCCGGTGGAGTCTTAAGCCTTATCGACTTTGCATGGTTCGCCTACTCAGGATCGAACATTGATTACAGCCTGAAGATTTTGGGGATGGTTATTGCTGTCGATTTCGTTTGTGCTTTCCGAAGGAAGTCTGAATGAGCGGGTGCTGCCTCTACTGCATTCATGCTCAGGCCTTTTGGATAGGACCTGACGGGAAGAAGCATCTGCCTCCAAAACAGTCCTTTGGGGACATGAACATCTACTGTCACCATCCGGACAAAGGCGCCGGAATCGAGTGCTATCCGGTCTCGTTTGCTCGATGCTCCGTGTTCGAGCAGGCAGGAGACGAGCAAATTCAACGCAGGAGAGACTTCTTCTCGCAGTTTGAGCGTTGGCCTTCACACGCTCAGATCATCGCTCAACGGAACTCTAATGTTCTGGAAACAGCATTAAAGAATTCAACCAAACAACACAAACTCAATCAGGAGGGATAAATGAAAAGGTTTTTACAAGCAAAGGGCAGGTTAAAAGTAGGAGAAATGAACCGGACCGAGGCCGCCTATCGAGACCACTTAGAACAACAGAAAAACGCTGGGTTAATCCTCAAATACTGGTTCGAGCGCTTCACGTGGAAGATTGCCTCAAACCGATGCTCGTATACGCCTGATTTTCTTGTCATGCGTCCAGATAAAACGCTTGAGCTGCACGAGGTCAAGGGCTCTCTAAAAATCTTCGCTGACGACGCAAAAGTTAAATGCAAAGTCTGTGCTGATGAGTGTCCGATTCCGTTGTTTATCGTCACACCGAGACCAAAGAAAGAGGGTGGGGGCTGGAATGTTCAGGCATTTTAACGTTGAAGCATTTGTTTTCTGGTGGATCAATTCTGTGATGGCAATCTACGCCCTTCTTTGGGTCGCTAAGAAGATTGCGGATTTTTTGGAGCACCGCGACAAGCTCAGGAAAAAGTTGGATTTCTTTGGGCTCTCGGCCATCGGGATTATTTATCTCTACTGCATGTTTAGTTACGTGAGGACTCTTGGATGACAGAAACAGAACAAAAACTCATTGATGATCTCAGGCCTCGTTTGGATAACTGGCGCCGGGCGTACCGTGATCGTGTTGTTAAAAACGTCTCGATTGCCTACGCAGTAGAGAAAGCCCTCGCATTGACGAGAAATAAGACTGATTTTTCTGAGGATTATTCTGGTCCGGATGATCGCTCAGAAGATTTTGCGATGAAGGTTGACCAAAAAGACGCGGATTTACTCAACTTGGTTTGGCAATACTTGGATGTACCGGGTGCCGATTTTTTTACTATTGGTGAGGGAGGGCTAACCGTTAAGACGGCGAAGAACATCATCCTCCTTTATGTATTTTCCAATAACTATGCTCTGCGTAGAGCTGGACGGAAAATCTGGAAGGTAAAGGATGTAAAACTAGAAGGTTGGATCAAAGAATCTTTGATTTTCTTTGCCCTTAGGCTAAGAGCTTATGAAGCGGCAAAGGATAAAGCAGAAAAACAATAAGGGAAAACAGTGCGAATGTCTCAGGTAAAGATGGGATATTCGCCGGATTATTTCTCAACTTGCCCTGATAAAATTTAAAAATTACATACAAACCCTAGGAGATCGAAAATGAATAAATCCCTTTCTGTCCTAGTTGGACTGACTGCACTTCTATTGGCTGGATGCAAATCTGAAATCACGATGCCAGTCACATACTCTGAAGTTTTTGGCGCTCCGGTCATTAAGAATGCCCGATTGGATATTGAAGTTCCGGCATGCAAAGAGTACAAGAGCGACTTAGAAAGTTCTTCTGTCTTAGAGGCCAAGCAAAAAATTAACTACGTTTTCCCAAATGCCACTTATTTGGGGTGCAAGAGAGGAAGCGGGATAGACACTTTCGCCCAGTTTGAACTCCCATTTAAAGTGGGCGGTATTGGGCTGAAGGATTGCAATGCCAATGAGATTTGCATCGGTTCCTCTCAAAACAATCAGTTCATGAATGTTTTTATTGGAAAAGACATAAAAACCAAGATTGATGAGTTATCGCGATCTGCCACGATTTATGGTCCGAAGGATGTGAAGGTACGGTTGGTCTTTAAGAACGATACAAATCAGGCTCTCGGAATCGATTACATAAGTCTCTTCTTGAGTGATGGGAAAGAAACGATTCCAGTGCATAACGTGAAGAATGCCAAGTTTAACTCTGGGTTGGCCGCGTATATGACATTGAGTGACGTAGCCTCTGCCTCCTTGCTCCGGAGGGGCGTGGTTAGTGTTACGAGATTCCCGGATAGAGAATTAAAGGAAGTGGAAGCACCGGCTAAGAAATAGCATTTATTGCAATGGGTGTCTCGGTGTGGTATCGTCAATAAGACAATTTCAAGCCTGTGATACTCAGGCGCCGATAGGCTTAATCTGAACGGGTTCCTTGCGGAGGAGCCCGTGTATCCAAAGAAAAGAGGATGCGATGACTAAGCCAATCGATTACATAAGAGCTCCGATTTCGGGGCTTTTTGTTTTTCGGCCGTTCGCTAAATCTTCGATTGTCCTTCCGTACTCCAAAATCGAATTATTAAAGAACAGGCGGACGGTCAAAATTCTCAGCGGTTCCATTGTTGCCCACAACATTTATCGACAAACCGCACAGCCTCTCGGTGGGCTTAAGCACCGAGCCATTTACAACATCCAGCAAGCCTAGATTCCCAACGGGAAGATGCTCACTCCGCTGGATTTCTAATTCTCCTGACGAGAATGGCGGAGAAAACCGCCTTAACAAACTATCTCCTTGGGGTTGGTTGGGGTTGCGCTCGGCTGAAAGATGTCGGGCGCACCTTTTTTAAGCTATGAAAGAATCTGAACTCAAAATTCTCTACAGGCCGGTCAATGACCTGATTCCGTATGCAAACAATGCCCGGACGCATTCTGAGGAACAGGTGAATCAAATCGCCAGTTCGATCAAGGAATTTGGGTTCAACAATCCTATCCTTGTGGATGAACAGGGCGGAGTGATTGCCGGACATGGACGCTTGAAGGCGGCCAAAAAACTTGGGCTTAAGGTTGTCCCGACCATCGAACTAAGCGGATTATCCGATCCGCAGAAGAAGGCCTTTATCCTCGCAGACAATCGAATTGCTCTTAATTCTGGTTGGGATATTGATCTCTTGAGAATTGAGCTGCAGGAATTGCAGGATACAGATTTGGCGCCGGTCACTGGTTTTTCCGACGAAGAGTTGAATGCTTTGTTGTGTGGAACCACCGAACCCGCTGAGGAAGAGGAAGAACCGGAAAAAGAGGAGCCCGAGGCAGACCGCTTTAATCTGACGCTCTCAATTCCGATCGAATACAAAGAGCAGGTTCAGGATTTCGTTAAGAGTTTCGGACCCGAGGATCTAATTCAGAAGATCATCGATATGACCAGTTAACTAGAGGCAGGATGATGGCATGGAAGAAAAAGTTCAAAAGAAGCGGACTCGTCCACGCATTCAGATTGACTTAGAGAAGGTTGAACAACTGGCTCAGGTTTGTGACAACGAGGAAGAGATCGCTCTCGCGCTCGGGATCAGTTATCGGACCTTGAGAAATCGAAAAAAAGATTTTGCCAATTTTGCCACCGCCATAAAAAAGGGAAAGGCTAAGGCAAACGCCTTTGTGGGCGGAAAACTAATGTCCCTCATTAGGGAGGGCAATCCGGCAGCGACCATTTTTTACATGAAGAGTCGCTGTGGGTGGAAAGAGACTGACAGGAAGGAGATCACTGGAAAAGACGGTGAACCGGTCAAGGTCGATAAGGTTAACCAGCTGGATCTAAGCAAGCTCACCTTGGAACAGTTAGACGCGCTGGAGGGTATTGTGAATGCGGCTTCCAACGATACAGGAGATCAGACTAGCTAAGGCCCGTAAGGGCCTGTCTTTTTTCACACTGCACACAAAACCTGACTACCTGCTCGGCTGGGTACACAAAGAAATTTGTGATGAGCTGGACAGGTTTCTGCAGGACGTGGCAGATAAAAAGTCTCCTCGGCTAATTATCACGATGCCTCCGAGATCCGGGAAGAGTGAGCTTGTTTCTAGGCGCTTTCCGGCTTTTGCTCTTGGGAGAAATCCAGAACTTCAAATCATCGCAACATCGTATTCTTCAGACCTATCACAGCGCTTCAACAGAGATGTTCAACGCGTAATAGATGATGAGAAATACTTTGAGCTGTTCCCGAATACTCGGCTCAGCAATTCGAGAGTGCGTACCGACTCCCGAGGATCGTATATAAGAACCTCTGACCTCTTCGAGATTGTTGGTCATGCCGGCGCCTATCGTTCTTGCGGTGTGGGTGGCGGTATAACGGGTCAGGGTGCCGATATTTTGATTATCGACGACCCGATTAAAGACCGAGCTCAAGCAGGTTCTAAGACTATCCGAGACTCCATTTGGGACTGGTACACATCTACCGCCTACACCCGACTGTCTCCCGGAGGTGGAGTCATCGTAATGGCCACCCGTTGGCACACAGACGATCTGATTGGTCGACTGATCCAGAGGATGGGAGAGGGCGATACATTCCGGATCGTAAATTATCCGGCTATCGCCGAGCATGACGAATTACACCGCAAAGCTGGGGAAGCTCTGCATCCTGAGCGTTATCCGCTCTCAACTCTGCTGCAGATCCAGAAAACGATAGGCAGTCGAGATTGGGAGGCTCTGTATCAGCAGCATCCAGTGCCCGATGGCGGAGCTTTGTTCAAACTTGAATGGTTTAGACGATGGACAGCATCAAGCCTGCCTCCCGAGTTTGACCATACGCTCATGTCGTGGGATATGACGTTCAAGGATTCCAAAAACTCCGACTATGTGGTCGGTCAGGTTTGGGGCAAAAAAGGTCCGAATTTTTACCTGCTTGATCAAGTACGAGGCCAATGGGATTTTGTGAAGACAAAAGAGATGGTCCGCGTTCTTGCACAAAAGTGGCCGCGTGTTGTCCGGAAACTGGTTGAAGACAAAGCTAACGGCTCGGCGGTTATTTCAGAGCTGAAATCTACGGTTTCTGGGTTTGTTCCGATAACGCCCACCGAATCAAAGGAGGCAAGGGCATCGTCCGTCACTCCTTACTTCGAGGCAGGGAATGTTTTTATTCCGGA